CTCGCCGCCGGAAGTCGCGTGCATGAATTTCGCGCAACCGCCCGACTTCATTGAGGAATCGGGCGACTCGATGCCTGGCCGCTGGGTGTGAACGGCAGTTCACTGTGCCAGTGTCCCGGCCGGGCGGCCGGAATGTGTGGCACAGTTTGGCACGGACAAGTTGTCAATAGCTCGTTGAGCTGTGAACGGCGGTTCACGCTCCTCTGTGTGCCACCCTCAGTACAGCTAGAGTCGCCACCGAAAGACGTGTTTCCCCAGCGAGACGTGTCGCTCGTACCCGAGAGGCCCAGGTACTCCGCGTTCGCCGCCCTGTAGACAGCCCCCGTGTGCCCACGCGCAGTGTCGGCGTACGTGTCGGCTTAGAGGGGGGAGCCAACGCTCATCTGTGTGATTACAGCGCTGGCACGACCGCGACGGGAGTAGTCGCCGCGGCGTCACCCTTGCGCGCAAGCTCTCCACGAGCTGGGCGTGCGCGCGAGTCGCTCACCTCGCGCGGCCCTCAGCCGCTAGATCAGATCCCCTCTCGCCCCACTGCGCACTCAGCCCACAGAGGACGAGGCGCAGCGCGACAGTAGCTCGGCGGCACGCACCGACGATCGATGACCCATCCCTCGGGCATGCACAGATCGACGACGTCGCCTCTGCATCGTCGCTGCCCCACCTCGCACACAGTCGACTGCGTGCACCCGAGCACCGCCGCCGGCAGCACGCACGCCACTACGCACGTCAGGAGCCTCGCCGTCATGCGGACACACCTCCCCCCGACATTCCTCGTGCCGTTAACGCTTCGTTCACCGTAGCCGCTCCGTACGCGCTCCATCGCAGCCTCCACGTACACCGCGTCCGTCCCGTCGACGACTCCCACCGTCGCCACTCCGCGACGCAGTGACGGCTCGCCAGCGGATGTCCATCCGCTAGCTCGCCGTCCCAGCTCGCGTCCGTCTCGACGCTCGCGAGTCGCCACGACTCCCGCTCCGTGTCCACCCGTCGTTCCTCCTTAGCTGCCCTCTACTCGCCGGCTACATCAGCGCCCCACCGGCTCGTGATCATCGCCGTCTCTCAGCAGGATCGGAGACGCACCTCGCCGCCCGCCCGGCGACCCCCTACGCGGGGACATACGCATATGCCCCAGGATGCCGTGACTCCGATGTGCAGGCCCGCTGCTCCATGGCGGTCATCCGACGTCGCGTTCTGCCGCTAGCAGTCCGTCGCTCCCCCGTCTCTGTGTGCGCAGCCCTCGGGGCTGTGCGGACTCTCTCCGCTTGTCCGTGCCACGGCATCTTCGCCGATGATCTGGCTCGCCGTCGCAGGGTCCGGGCTTGCTCCGCCGTGCCGCTATTTGCGGTCCCAGGCGGTACCGGGCTGATGGGTGGTACCGAGTCACCACCCCACAGTTTCGGGGGCTGTCGGGGCTCGGCACGGGACCCATCTGAGGGTCGGGGGACCCACCTCTCTCGAGGTATTGACACTCTACCCGCGCCGTGCGCTGCGCGCAAGTACGAACATCGCAGTCAGTCCGCGCGTGCTATGCGACGTCCCATGCTTGCTCGCGTCGTGTCAGTCCGCGCGCGTGGTGTCAGTCCGCGTGCGCGCAGTCGCTCGTTACGCGCGGCGCGCCGCTGTCGTGGTATGCATGGGGGATGACGGACACGACAACGATCGGTGGGTACGAGGTACACGAGGCAGCGCGGATCTTCCCTTTGATGGACGACGACGACCGCGCGTCATTGCTCGAGAGCATGCGGCGTCAGGGCTTCGACGCAGCGCATCCCATCGTGCTGCTCGATGGCAAAGTGCTCGACGGACGGAATCGCCTGCTCGCCGCGCTCGAGGTGGGCGTCGAGCCTGTCTTCCGCGACGCGACGGCGGACGAGGCCGCCGAGCCGATGGCGTTCGTGTGGCGCGAAAACGCCGCTCGCCGCCATCTGAGCAAGTCGCAGATGGCACTCGCGGCAGCAGAGGCACTGCCGCTCTTCCAGCGCGAGGCAAAGGCGCGGCAAAGGGAGCACGGTGGCACCGCGCCGGGGCGCGGAACACTGGTGGCAAATTTGCCACCAGTGAAGGAGAAGGCCCGTGACGCCGCAGCGCGCGGCACGGGCGTCTCGCCGCGCACCGTCGAGCACGCCGCCACCGTGCTCGAGTCGGCCGTGCCCGAAGTCGTCGACGCCGTGCGCCGGGGCAAGCTCGCGGTGTCTGCCGCTGCGGAGCTGGCGCGACTCGACGCCGACGCGCAGCGCGACGTCGTGGCCCGTGCCGAGGCGCGCAGTGGTGGCGAGATTCGCGGGGGCCTGGTGCGCGCGCTGGCGAAGCAAGTCGAGAAAGCGCGTGTCGCCGCGCAGCTCGACGCGGCCGCGGTGGCGATGCCGACTGGACGCTACTCCGTGATCGTCGCTGATCCGCCGTGGGCATACCAGAAGCGCGCTGGTGACGCGACGCATCGCGGTGATCTGCCATACCCGCCGATGAGCACTGACGAAATCTGCGCGCTCGATGTCGCGAGTCTCGCGGAGGACGACTGCGTGCTTTGGCTCTGGACGACGAACGCATTCATGCGCGATGCGTTCCGTGTGATCGACTCGTGGGGATTCGAAGAGCGCACGATCTTGACGTGGGCGAAGAACCGCATCGGGCTCGGCGACTGGCTGCGTGGGCAGACGGAGCACTGCATCCTCGCTGCCCGGGGCAAGCCGACTCTCACGCTCGTCTCGCAGACTACGCTGCTGCACGGAGACGTGCGCGAGCACTCGCGCAAGCCGGACGAATTCTACTCGCTCGTGGAGAGTCTGTGTCACGGCAGCAAGCTCGAGCTGTTCTGCCGTACGCCGCGTCTGGGCTGGGCGAAGTGGGGCGCTGAGACGGAGAAGTTCTCCGTATGACGGAGTTTGAGCGCGCGCTCGCCGCCGCGCGAGAGTGGGAGATCGCGCTCGCGAGATGGATGCGCTCACGCGGGTGGTACGTGCTTCCCACGTATGCGTTCGGCGGAGCGAACAACAGAAAAGCTCCTGTGCTCGAGGCTCCACCCGGGGCCCGTTCGCTCATCATGCCCGATCTACAGTGCTTCAGGGACGGACGGATACTGTGGCTCGAGGCGAAGTGGAAGTCGGAAGCCACCCTGCATCGCAAGACTGGCACTTTCGTGACTGGCATCGCGCTTCGTCATGCGCGTCACTACGAGCGCGTGCAGACAGTGACGGGATGCGGCGTGCTGCTCGCGTTCGTTCACGAGCGCGAGCGTGAGGTGCGTGGCGGCATGCTCAACGAGATATCCGACGCATGGCACCACGACTACGACGGTGGAGTCATGGGTCCAGGCGGCATGCGCTTTTGGAGGTGGGACGCTCTGCCCACGATCACGCCTCTCGACGAGATCGCGCGGTACAGATCATCGGCTCCCGACGAGCCGCTCCAGCTCCGACCACGGCACGAGTCGCGCTCGTCCCTCGCGCACGGTGCGTACGTCTCCGCGCCGCACCATCGCGCGCACGTCGTCGATCGGACGCCCGAGCACGTGCGCGACTTGTGCCACCGTGACGAGCCGCTCCTCGCGCTCCTCGAGCGGCGGGACGAGCGCGAGCACGGCTGAGAGCACCGCGCTCGCGACAGCCTCGCTCGGGTACGCGAGCGCCCACGCGTGCCACACTGCGTCGGCCCGCTCTATCGCGTCGGTGGCGTCCGTCGACTCCCTCGGCTAGCTGTAGAGCCGCTCTGCCTCGATCACGTGCGCCGGCGATCGGCACGCGCGCATCACCCACGTCCGCGCGCGCTCGAGGCCGTCGGCCGACGGCGCGACGTCGAGGTCGAGCGTGTGTCCGGCGACGGCCGGTGCGCGCAGCCGCACCTCGCGCACGAGCTCGCCGCGCCACACCTCGACACGCTCTGCGCGCAGTCCGAGCGACTGCGCTCGAGCGAGGCACGCGGCGGGACTCGTGACGTCGAGCGTGTACGCGAGGGCCTCTGTCATCGCGCGGCCCCGTACCGCGCACGCAGCTCGGCAGTAGGCCGCCACCCGTTTCTCGCGAGGGCATCGAGCGCAGCGCGCGCGTCCTCGAACGACAGCTCAGTAGACAGCCCGGCACGAGCGAGCACTCGCGCCTGCTTGAGCGTGCAGAGTCCCAGTTTGCGCCGCTGGAGAACGCGCGCGATCTTCGCGCTAGCGGTACGCACCGTCTCGCGACTGTCGATCTCGATCTTGAGCATCTGCATGCGGAGGATCTGATCCTCACGCACGCGCGGAGCGCTGTAGTCTCGCTCGGAGATGCCGCAGTCGGCGTCCACCGTCCACACCTGCCGTTCGCGCGCCTCGTACCGAGCGCGCACTTGCAGCCCGGCAGCCTCTCGCTCGCGCGCTCGCTTTTCTTCTCGCTCGCGCGCCAGTCTCTTCGCCTCCTCCGTTGCTTTCGCCACTGTCTCGCCGCTACGCACGAGAGCGTCGCGCTCGGCGCGCGTCGTATCGTCGAGCGGCTCGCCGTCGAAGACGTCCACGACCTTCGCGAGATCGTGACGGGTGTTCTGCGGGTAGAAGTCGAGCACCAAGCAGTCCGTTTTGCCCGGATGAAGGCGCGTGCCACGCCCCACCATCTGCGCGTAGAGAGCGCGTGATTTCGTGGGCCGCGCGATTGCCACGCATGATGTACGTGGCGCATCGAATCCCTCCGTGAACAGGGCGCAATTGACGAGGAACTGCACCTCTCCCGACTGATACGCTGCGATGGCGCGGGCGCGGTCGTCGCTGTCGCTGCCTCCGTCGAGCGAGCGCACGCGGTGCGCGCCGACGTACCCAGACAGCACTCGTGCTAGCTCGTGTGCGAGCTCTACGCTCGGCATGAATACCAGCGTCGATCGCTCGCCGGCCTCCTGTGCGAGCGGCGCAGCGATCGCATGCAGCGCCTCGTCACCTGCCATCGCGGCCGCGAGGTCGTCTGCGCGCAGGTCGCGCCCGTGCTCTTGCCGCGATGTGCGCACGCCCTCGATCGTCACGCAGTCGAGGTCGATCGTGCGAGCGCGTATGTCGCACAGATAGCCGTCGCGGATGCCAGCTGCGATGCCGTATTCGTACACCGCCCCTGCGGTGAACACCTCGCCGACTGCGACGCCGTCTCCGCGATCCGGCGTCGCAGTGACGCCGAGCACGCGCGCGCCGTCGTACCAGTCGAGTATATCGCGGTACAGCTGCGCGGTGGAGCGGTGTGCCTCGTCGATCACGACGAGGCCGAAGGAGTCGCGCGGCCACTGCGACAGCCGCCGGCCGCGCATCGTCTGCACCGTCGCGACTACCGCCTGTACTCCGAGCGTCGCGCCGAGTCGCGATGCTCGTCGAGCGCCGCTCTCAATCTCGCACATGACGCCGCTCGCTGTCAGTCGTGCGGCTGCTTGCTCGATCAGCTCGAGTCGGTGGGCAAGCACGAGCGAGCGTACGCCGGTGCGGGCGTAGTGACGTCGGATGATCTCGGAGAAGACTGTCGTCTTGCCCGTGCCTGTCGCCATCACGATCATCGGCGCTCGCTCGCCGCGCTCCCATGCCCTCTCGACTGCATCGATCGCTGCGAGCTGATACGGCCGCAGCGCATGCACATCTGCCATGCTCCACTCTCCTCGCCGCGACGCTACGCGGCTGTCTGTCATCGCGTGCTAGTCAGTCGCACATGCGATCATCGTGTCCGCGCTCGTCGTCGACGAGCTACCGTCTGCGGCGCGTCACCGAGTCGCGTCACGCGCACGTACGTGTGTCCGCACGACAGATCGATGTGCTGCTCGTCGATGCGCCCGCACGCGATGAGCGCCCGAGCCGAGTCGCACGTGTGGCCCGCGAGATAGCGGTCCGAGTCGTCGTCGTACGCGACGCCGACGAGCGCGTCGAGCACGAGACTCGCGACGCGGTCGCAGTCGCGCCGCCGCATGTCGGGCGAGTAGTAGACGATCTCGACGCGGTACACGCCGTCCGTGCGCCACCCGTCGGGGCGTGCAGCGAGCGCGTGCAGACGGTGGCATGCGACGGCCTCGCGGTGCGCCGGAGCAGTGTAGCGACGCGCGCCGTGCGAGCGTGCGCGAGCCCAGCTCGCGACGATCGGCGCGGTGTACGTCCACGACGTCATCGCGACGACTCCCGCGCGCGCCTGTCGCGCTCACGCTTTGCCCTCTGGTGCCGCACCCACTCGGCTCTGCGCTCCTCGAGCGTCATCGCGGCGCGTCTCTCTCGCTGCCGCTGTGCGTCCGCCTCGCGTGCGCCGGGGCGCTCGCTACGCGCTCGCTCGCGCTCACGCCGGCGAGCGAGCACCTCCGCTGCGTGTCGCGCCGCCAGCTCGCGCATCTCTGCGATGTACTTCTCGCGCGGCCGCACGCCTCGAGCTCGACGTCGCGCCTCGTCGCGCTCGCGCTCGTGCTCGCGGTTCGCCGGATCGCTGCGCCACCGGCGCTTCCGCGCGGTGTCTGCCGCGCGCTGCTCCGGTGTGCGTGGGCTACGTGCTGTCGCTTTCGCCGCTGCCACGAGCGCGACGGAGTCGATGCACGCATGCGCCGTCTCTCGCGCCCACGCCTCGCGCAGCCACGACGATGCACGCTCGCGCTGTCGAGCGAGCGATGCACGGAGCGCATCGCGCCAGATGCGTCTCGCCTCTCGCAGAGTCGGGACTCTCATGCGTCCCTCGTGTCGTGCATCGCGCGACGTGCCCGAGCGCGCAGACGATCGCGGCGCTCGCGCACGACGGCCGCGATTGCGACGGCCGCGCACACGACGAGCCCGACGTAGACGGCGACGTCTGTCATCGCGCCGCCTCGATCAGTCGAGCCGCCTCGACGCCGAGCGTCTCCGCGAGACGGCGGACGTCAGACGCGCGCGGCTGTGTACGTCCCGCCTCCCACGATGCGATCGTCTGCGGCGTGACGCCGAGCGCCACCGCAAGCCGGTACTGTGAGAGCGACGCGCGCTCGCGCGCCGCCCGGATGAGCGAGCCAATGGTGTCAGTCATGACCTACATGTATATCGTGTTGACGCGACGAGCGCAAGGCGTTTCTCGTGTCGATGTTTTTTCTTGACGTCGCGACGATGACGTGCGATAGAGAGCCGAGGAGGTGTAGATGCGGATGTACTGCGCCGCGCGGGTCGAGCGATGACAGACGAGCTATCACTCGACGTCGCAACTGTCGCGCAGCAGCTCGCCGACGCGAGCGCTGCCGCAGATGCGGCACGCGATCCGTGGCTTGTGCGCCGCGAGCACGGGTGGGGCGCGAGCGAGATCGCAGCCCTGCTGCTCGCGTACGATCCGATCGACGTCGAGCTACGTACAGCGCGTCAGTATCATCTCGACGATGCGGCGATCGGCCGGCTCGGCGTGCCGCGCACCGTCGCGCGCAAGGCGCGACTCGCACGCGCCCGCCCGCAGACTGCTACGATGCGCGCCGGGCACGAGCTCGAGCGCGAGCTCGTTGCGCGGTGGGCAGCGCAGAGCGGCTACGACGACGTGCAGCACGCGGACGCCGCGCCGCGTGAGTGGTACCCGCTCGTCGATCGCGAGTGCCCGCGACTGACAGCGACGCCTGATGCGTGGTGTCGAGGGCCGTGCGGCGAGCTGATCGCCGTCGAGGCAAAGTGTACGCGCGAGCATCCTGGGCACGCGCTGCCGTGGTACTGGCGCGTGCAGGTACAGGCGCAGATCGCGGTGATGTCGGCGGCGGCCGGGTGTCTCGTGTGCGGGCCGGGGTGGATCGTGGGCAGTGGCGCGGAGCCGGTGTCGTGGCTCGTCGAGCGCGACGATGCCGAGATCGAGAGGATACGCCGCGTCGTAGTCGTGGCGTGGGATGCAGTCGAGCGACTGCGGGAGATGAGACAATGACGATCACAGATGAGCAGCGGAGGATGCTGGATGAGGACCTGCCTGCAAGTGCGGTGTCCCAGAGAACGCAGGCTGGCGTGACACTTTCGTACGTGCAGGGCTGGTGGGTGATCAGCGAAATGAATCGCATCTTCCCCGGCGGCTGGTCATACGAAGTGGACACCGCTGAGTGCTACCGCGCCGAGGAGCCGAGCGAGCGTGGCACTCGATGGCGCGTGACGTACCGTGCGCGGTGCGTACTGCGCGTCGGCGACGTCGTCATCGCAGACGTCGGGCACGGGCACGGCATCGATCGTCAGCTCGGGCTTGCAATCGAGTCGGCGGAGAAAGAGGCCGCGACAGACGCGCTCAAGCGCGCGGCGAAGAGCCTCGGTTGGCGGCTCGGACTGGCGCTCTACGACCGCACACAGGAGCACGTCGCCGACGACACCGCTCCTCAGCCGCAAGCTCAGCGCGCGAGCGAGGCGGACGAGCGCCGCGTACTCGAGGCGTGGGACGCGATGAGCGATCAGGAGAAGCGTGCTGTGTGGCCGACGCTGTCGGCCGGCACGAAAGACATGCTCAGGGCTGCCAAGGCAGCGAAGGGAGGAGTGCGATGAATCGGCCAGCGCTGAAGGTGTATCTGAAGTCCGCGCGAGGTGAGCGTAAGTACGTCGATCTGCTCGCGTTTTGGCGCGGAGAGCGCGGGCTCACTGGCACACTCGATCGGAGTGTCGTCGAGCTCGCTGGCACGCTCGAGGACGGCACGACGGTGCGAGTGCGGCGTGACCGTGAGGGTCGGCTCGACGGCTGGTACATCAACGCCCGCGAGGACGGCGGCCGCACGCCGCAGCGCGCGCCAGCTCGAGCGCAGCGTCAGCCGGCGCTGCCCGACGTCGAGTCGGATGACGATCTGCCGTTCTGACGGATTTCGCGCGGTCGCTTGATCGCGCCTGCTCTCTAGCTGCCGCCGCGCTGGTGCGGTGTCGGTAGCGGTCCTGCATATCGCCAGCACCACCGCCCTCTCGCCCGGGGGCGGTGGGTACTACTACGCAGAGCTACGAGGATGTGCATGAGTGATGCGCGATTCGATCCCCATGACCACATCACACCTGTGATCTACGACATCTGCGCTCGGTATGGAGTCACCATCAACTGGGCGCAGGAGAAGGAGACGGAGGACTGGGAGCAGCGCGTCAGGCTCAAAGCAGATTGCCCAGACTTCAGTTGGAGTGGGCTTGGAGACTGTGGGTTTTCGTTCCAGCGGCAGTACGTCTACGCTTGCGCCGCAGATCCGGCGCACGTCTTCCACGAATTCATTCACTGCATTCTCGGCCAGGAGAGCACTGTCATCTGCGAAGGGTACTTCCTGATGCAGTTTGAGTGGGAACTGGCGAAGTGGGCGAGTCGAAGAATGAAAGCCGATCGCCGGTTCTTCATGGAGCGCGTCAACGCGTATCAAGAAGAGACGTACGTTCGGTTTTCGTCGACGGATTCCGGTATTTTCCGCGCCAGTGATCGTCGGCAATCGTGGTGGCGCAACGGACTTCGTCGCGCGCAAGCTCTCGGACTCCTCGACAACAAGCTAGCACCCACGTTCAAACGCCCGAAATGGAAGGGATCTGGAGTGAAGAGGGCGCGAAATTGGTCGGTGGCAACCGACCACATGTGGACGGTCTAAGAAAAGGAGGGTGTCATGGCCAAGGCCAGGATCGCAAAAGTCATCTGGGTTGCGCCAGACGTGGCAGAGGGCGACGCCAGAACGCTGTCGGAGGCACTGGAAGAGATTCGGAAAGTACGACAGCGCTTGTTGTTTAGAAGTCGAGCCTACATCGTCATTTGCCGAAAAGATGGCACGCAGAACAAAATCGAAGTGTGAAACGAGGCTGTGATGGAGCGCGAGTACGAGATCGAGGCTGAGATCACCCACCGCGGCGAGACGAGGTCTGTGATCGCCACCGTGGTCGTCGAGGGGCGCTACCGCCCCGCGACGTGGGGGTACGCCGGTGGCGATCCGCCGGAGTATCCAGACGCGCACATCGTCGACGTGCGTCTCATCGACTGCGAGGACGACGACGAGGACGAGTGCGTCCCGGTACATGAGCTCTCGCAGCACGACACAGATCACATCTGCGAGCTGGCGCTCGATCGACACGCGGACGAGTGCGACGACTACGATCCCGACGATGCGCTCGACGCGTGTCTCGACGCCGAGGCAGACGAGAGGGGCGAGCCGTGGCTGTGATCGACGAGAGCACATCGCTGCTCGATGCAGCGCGCATCATCGCGGATGCAGGGCTGCGTGTCCGTAGCGCATCGTACGATGGCGTGCGGTGGCATGTCCGCCTGGCGTCGGACGACTGCGACTGGACAGAGACTGCGCCCACGCTGTGGCTGGCGCTCGAGCGCGCGCGTAGCGCTCACGCGCGCCGAGGAGGTGTGCAGTGACTCTGGCGATCGTCGAGCGAGCCGAATACCTCGAAGCGGTCAAAAGAACGATCGCTAGGCATCGGGCACTGAAACCCGGCTGGTATGCCAGCAGCGGATCAATCGGTCTCACGCGCGGCCCGTACCGGACGAGGCGCGCAGCAGAAGAGTCCATGCGCCTGTCGCCGCGGGCGCGCGCAGACCAGACTCTCAAGACCAACGACGATTACCCGTACCCAGTCGATATGCGGGTGTGGAGGGAGTCGCGATGAAGATCCACCGAGAGGGCGAGGCGAATGGCATCCGCTGGCAGATCGTCAGCGACTGCGGCGTCAGCGGTGTCCGCTGGCGCGTCGAGGAGCCGAGTGATCATCTCGGAGGCATGCGCTGGCAGATGAGCCCAGGCGCATTCTATGACGACGTGGACGAGCACCCGGAGGGTGCCGTCGAGTGGGCAACGTCGGCCGTGCGCAAATACTTGAGGCGCATCTTCGGAGAAGAGGAGGAGGCAAAATGAGGCAGAAGAAGCGGCCACCGACAACGATGGAGCAAGTCGAAGAGGTGCGTGCGCGTCTCGCTCAAGGCGAGCGCACGATGGAGATTGCGGCGGCTGTCGGCCTGTCGCCGACGATCGTCAGCAAGATCAAGGACGGATGGCGTCCCGCCGGCGGGCCGAAGCCGCCGCGGCTCATCCCGAGTCGTGCGCGTCAGCGGGGTGAGCGATGAGCGCATATCACGAGCAACGCGCAGTACTGCGCGACTGCGACGCGGACGTCGAGCTCGAGGTGCGCGGCGGCGTCGAGTGCGACGACGGCTCCGTCGGGTACGAGATCGCCATCCGCCCAGTCGTGCGCGTGGACGGTGAGCGGGAGCGCGTGATGCGCGTGTCGGCCGATGAGTGGCGCGCGTGGGTGCGCGCCGTGGGGAGGCTGTGATGACGACGATACCGACTCGGTGCCACCGATGCGACCGCCAGCTCGCGACTCAGGCCGACTACGACACTCTCGGCGAGGGTGAGGGCGAGCATCTGTGCTGGAGCGAGTGGGGCTCGCAGTGTGAGCCAGTCGACTGGCGAGCGCGCGCTCAGCGCGCCGAAGCAGAGCGTGACGAGGCGCGCGGACACCTCGCGGAGATCAGCGCGATCCGCGACTCCATCGTCGGCGCTCAGACCGTCAACTGGAGCGAGCACATCTACCCGCTGGTGAACGTGCTCACGCGCGCCGGGTTCAAAGGCGTCGGCTTCGAGTCCGCACGGAAGAACGTCGGCACGCTCATTGAGCGGACCAAGAAGCTGACGACCGAGATCGAGATGCTGACGGCCGAGCGTGACGAGGCACGACGCGAACGCGATGAGGTCGCGGCGCGGGTGCTGGAGGAGGTCGTTGAGGAGATCAAGCGCGCAGCCAGCGACATCGGCGGTGATGAGCTGTCGAACCTGGAGGCGGCGCGCGCCGAAGGGCTGTATGAAGCAGAAGAGATCGTTCGCAGGCTCCGCACTGCGCGGGCGGGGCAAGGAGGTGCGTTGTGAGCAACAGTCAGTGGCATTCGGATCAGGCTTATGGCGAGCGGGTTCTGTTCGAGTTCAAGCAGAAGGCTGGCCTTGATTCGCGGCTCGGAGACGCGCTGCGGGCGAGCGGTATCAGTGTTGCCGATGCGCTTGCGGTGCAGGCGCTGTACGCCGGGCAGCCAGGATCGCATCGCATCGTCGCCGCGCTTCAGGCTGTAGAGAGTTGGCTCAGAGATGGGGGTGCGGAGTTGCCGAAGACCCAGCAGAGCAGCCAGGATGGAGGCAAATGAGCGGGGTGAGCGAGCGCCTGGTTTCCTTCGAGACGTCGCGGTAGGATGTGACGCACGGCGCGCGCTCGAGCGAGCTCTAGATGCCGCGCGCGCATTCATCGAGGCCCCGCCGGCCGGCCTTTTCGCCAACAATCTCGGCCACTTGCGCGTTCCTCAAAAAAAGTGAGCGAAGGGACTTGCGCGCGGAAAACGTGGTGCTACAACTGTCTCTGTCGGCGCACGGAGCGCCGGCGAGGAGGATGAGACGATGGCGAATGACACCGCGGACGTGATGACGGACGAGAGGATCGCCCGCCTCGCCGACGAGGCTGGCGAGGCCGGGGACCTCGTGCAGGTCGCCCTGTGCTGGGTGGTGATGGGCGAGGAGGAGTCGCTGGAGCGGCTCCTCGCGACGTACCCCGACGTCCGCCAGGGTGTCGAGCGGCTGGGCGGGCTCGAACCCGCCCGTGCGCGGCAGCTCTGTCTCCGCGCGCTCGACGACGCGCGCGTGATGGAGGGCACCTGATCGCCGCGCCGCACCCGTCGAGGTGCGGCGTAGCCCCGAGCGGCGAGCGGTGGCTCGACGCTGGGGGCTGCGAGACGCGGCAAGGAGGGTGTCATGGGATATCGGATCGCTAGGCGGCTGTTCGGCTTGATCACGCACGAAGATGGGACGCCCGTCTGGGGAGTGAGAGTGGTCGAGTACGAGAGTAGCGGGACGACAGCGGTCCAGTTTTCGGACGACAGCTCGATCCTCGTGGGGCCGAACGGCGACGTCGATCTGTCCGTCGAGGACTCTATCGCCGAGTACGTGCTCGATGCCGTCGTGGACGGCATCGAGAGCCTGCCCTCGGGAAGAGAGCTGGACGCACTCTACGAAGAGGGCGACAGTTGGCGGCGCGAGGTCGTCGACCGCGCTCGACGCGGAGACCTCAAAGCGCGCATCGACTGCGCGTACGAGCTCCAGGACTGATCGCCGAGCCGCACCCTCGGGTGCGGCGCAGCCCCGAGCGGCGAGCGGTGGCTCGACGCTGGGGGCTGCGAGGACGCGACGCGCTCGCGCCGTCAGACTGACGGCCAGCCGAGACTCTCAGTCAGCAGCCCGCATGCGTCGATCTTGCGCGTGTCGGGCAGGTGCATGTGCTCGATGCACCCGCGCATCTGCGCGAGCTGAGCGAGCGTCAGTCGTCTGTCTGGCGGCGCGACACGACGCGGGATAGCGATCCTCGAGTCGCGCGCCGCGGCGAGCGTCTCCGCGAGCCAGCGCCACGACTCGAGCAGCTCGTCTGACGGCCGCATGCACTCGATGCGCTGTCCGTCCACGCGCCGCACTACCGTCTGTCCGTGCGCGCCGAGCCGAGCTGCCTGCCGTGCGGTGCCAGGCCACATGCACTCGACGCCGATGGAGCGCGTGATCGTGGGCCGGTGTCCGACGTGGACTGCCGCGTGCGCGAGATCGAGATGCTGCCAGATGAGTCCGTCCCATGCGACGGAGAAATGCACTGACACCGACAGGTCGCCGCCGTCAGCTGCTCGCCGCGACTCCATCGCGCGCCACAGCCGCGGTCCCGCAGTCGGGCCCTCGCGCGTGTGCCCAGCCGTCCAGTGCCCCACCAGCAGCTCGATGGGGTAGCGGCGCGGGCGTGTCTCGCGTCCGGCAGTCCACCATGCACTCGAGTCGCGAATGACGCGCTCGGTGCCCGGCAGTACGATTCCGTCGATGATGATGCCGCGCTCGATGATGTCAGTCATGGCTCTCCGATCTCCCGCACGCGCGGGATGACGCTGTCGAGACTCGCGTCGTCGTCTGCCTGCGCCACCTCGACGACGCGCAGATCGCCGACTGCGTGCCGTGCAGTGCTCTCCCAGATCATCTGAGCTGGCCGCGAGCCGTGGACTCCGTACGCCCCCTGCGCGTACGCCGCGGTGCCGCACATGCTGCCATTGACGACGATGTCCGCGCCGTCCTCGAGCGCGACGCGTAGCGGGACGTGATAGTGCCCGAGGGCAAGCGCGCGAATCGGGGGCAGCGACTGCGACGCACGCGCCGCGTTCCACTGGCGCAACTGTGCTGCGATCTGGTGTGCATGCACCGTGCGCCCCGGCGAGCCAGCACGCACTACCGTGTCTCCGTGCGTGAGCGCGCATGTGGCGCCGCCCGGTGCTTGCCACGTCGCATACGGTGTGCGTGGGATAGTCCACGTCACACCGACGTCATGAGCGAATATCGCCTCGAGACAGCGGTAGAGCACCGTGACTGCGCCGTCCCACTTCGACGCGACGGCGCGCCCAGTCTGGTGCGGCCACCGTCCGTGATTGCCCGGCACGCAGACTACATCGACGCGCGAAAACGCGCTCCGCAGATACGCGATGGCGTGCGTCAGTATCTGCCGCGCACCGTCGAGCTGCGCCGCGAGCGCATCGTGCTCGCGCATCGGGCCGTGTATCTCGCCCTCGATGATGTCGCCGCCGAGCAGCAGACGGCACGTCGAGCTGTCGCGGTGAGCGGGCTTGTACGCTGCCGCCTCTCGCACGACATACGCAGTGCGGCGAGCCGCCTCCACCCAGCCGTACTGCGAGCCGGGCACCTCGCGTGAGTCGATGCGGAGTCCGTAGTGCATGTCCGAGAGCAGCACGACGACTTCGCGATCTCCGGTGTACCCGATATGCGCTGTGCGCGGTGCGTCGTACTGCACCGGTGGCGTGTCTCTGATGGCCGCGACGAGCGCGCGAGACACTCTGTCTGTCCAGTGCTCCGCGTCGCCGACGAGCCGCTCGAGCCGTCGAGCATGTAGCAAATCACGTTGCGTCGCGCGTCTCTCGCCCAGCTCCGCTGCCGTCGGAGTCTCGTCGCCAGACGGTATGTCCGTCTCAAGTGCCGCTGCGGCCCGGCACCGCGCGTACCCTCCGCACGCCTCCCAGTCTCTGGGACCGGGCCAGTGCTCGTCTTGCTCGGTGCGGTGTGCTTCGACGAGTGAGCGCGGCACGTCGCACGGACGTTTGCCCGTTCGGGCAGCGACTTCGACGATCGTCCCGATGCACCACAGCCGGTGCTCCTCAGTACCCTTGACGGGTCTACGTTGCATCCAGCTCCTCATCGAGGATGTCGTCTATCTCGCGTCTGACGCGGGACCACTCCGGCCCGTGATCTGCGATGTCGTGTCCGTATCGCCGCCACGCGATGACGTGCGCTATCTCGTGACGTATCGTGTCCTCGCGTTCGTCTGGCGTGCATCGGGCAAACACGCACTCGTCAATCACGATGACGGCGTGCGTGTCCCACGTGAACGCGACAGCATGCACTTCGAGCGTTGGGTGCGGCAGTGGGTGACGGGACCAGGCGACTGTCAGCGAGTCCGCATCTCCGGTGAGCTGCTCCATGAGCGCGCGGGCGTGGCGCTCTACGCGCTGCCGCTCACGTGCTCTCATGCGTCCCCCCAGCTCCCAGTTACCCACGCCCACCCGAGCAGCACGCACTGCTCGTGTGTCAGTGCGACGGGCTCTTCATCGTCGTATGCGTCGAGCAGCATGAGCGAGACGACGACGTCTGCAACGTCGGCCGGATTGTCCCGGAGTCGTCTCGCCGCAGCTGACAGCACACGCCGCGAGATCACTGCGTCACCCGTGCGTCGCGCAACTGCCGCTGCATGTCGCGTAGCCGAGTAGCGAGGACGTCGCGACAGTCCTCGACTGGATGCCAGTACGACACGAGCGAGCCGGGCTCTCCATCGACGTCTGCGTCGCACACCGGACACCGCCCACGCCCGTCTGCTCCGACGTAGTGCTCGACGCGCATCACCGCTCCTCGATGCGGATCTCGATGGTGCGGTCGTCGATGTAACCAGTCGGTGCCGTAGTGACGCGACATCGGACGCGGTACGACTTGCCCACCGTGCCTCCGTTCACTCGCACCGTTGCCACGCTGCCAGACAGCGAGCTTGCGCCGAGCGTGAGGCTCGAGTCCGGCGGACTGTCGATGGCCCACGTGGCAGTCGCAATCGACTCGCCCGCGAGGTCCTCGAGCCAAGCTGCCCATGAGATCGAGTACGGCAGTGACGCGTTCGGGTCCTTCGTTGCTCTTGCCAGTATCACGCCGCCCTCCTCACTTGCTGTGCCGGAGGCACGACGTACACGCGCGACTCCGACTGCACACTCGATGTACGCCGAGACGGCGGGGCCGTCCACCGTCGAGCATCGGACGCCACATCGTACATGCGTGGCTCGGGAGACACGTGCCACGTCAGCGTGGGATCGGCCACCAGCTCGATGTCGATGTCGCCGGACGACACGCAGACGACGGACACGAGCGCGCTGCCGTCAGCACGCACGTCCGCGGATGCGCTCGACGACGTGACGACTGCGACATCGCCGGCTGCGCTGCACGCGACGTCGGCAGACGTCGTGGCAGACGCAGTGACGGAGATGCTCGCGCTCGCCGTCGCGACTGCCTCGGCGAGGGCCGAGCTCGACGAGCTGACGCTGGCCGTCGCGGATGCGACTGCCTCCACATCGCTGCCCACGCCGGCCGTCGCGCTCGACGACACGCCCACGTCGGCCGATGCTGCCGCGTCCACATCCGCGCTCGCGCTCGACGCGCACGTGACAGTGAGCTGCACCGATGCGCTCGCGTCTACGTCTGCGCCCGCCGAGGCGCTCGTCGACAGAGACGCCGTCGCCGACGCGGACGCTTGCGCCTCCGCGTACGCGCTCGCCGAGCCTGTGAGCGAGACGCTCGCGCTCGCAGTCGCCGCGATGTCGGACTGCGCGCCGAGCAGCTCGACGTCGAAGAGGAGGAGGGCGTCGCCGAGATCGCCAGCCAGGCGAGCTAGTCGAGTGCGCGCGTGCTGGTCGATAGACGGCGAGCCCATGTCACGCAGTTCCGATCGTCACCGAGCCGGTGAGCGAGCCAGTGCTCGTCGTCGTGCAGAGCACAAGGAACGAGAGACACGCGTCGTCATGCACAGTCGGCGCGCCGAGACGAGCCCAGTCGTACAAGTCTCCGTAGTTCGCCACCGGGGGCAGTGCGAAAGGCGCAATCTCGCGCGTCGCCGTGACGCCGAAGCTGCCAGCAGTGCCAGTCGATGCGGAGAGAGTCACGCTCTGCACGCTCTTGATCGGAAGCGGCGTGGCCGTCTGGGGGATGATCTGGAAGATGCGGCTCGCCTGATTGGCTGGCGAAGCGCCGCCGAAACTGAGCGTTGTCGTACGACTCGTGTTGCCTGAGTCGGTGTACGTGACTGTAGCGGTGACGGCCGTCGTGCCAACTGACGTGTAAATCTCGAGCCACCACGTGACGTCCGAGTAGTTCGTCGCGCATCGCGTACCGGCAAGCGTCGAGACGTCCACATCGACTGTCTGCGCCGAAGTCGATGTGCCGCTCAGTCCGCCCATGTGCGCGAGCCGGTCGACGAGCACGACGAGCGGGCCAGCGTTAGAACTGGCGAGCGCCGCGCGCAGTACTGCATTGCGCTGGCCGCTGCCAGGAGTGGCGATCGAGCCGAGACTGCCAGCAAGCGCATCGGTGCATACGGCGGCAGCGCCTGGGACTGCGCCCTGCGTCGGCGTGCCAGTAGCGCGCCACATCGACGTCCACCCGCCGGTGGCTTGCGTCGCGATCGACGCCTTGATCACCGGATACGTCACCGCGCTCGCGAGCGCAGCGACGATCTCGTCACGCGTGACGATGCCCGCCACGTCACGCCCCGCCGACAGTGAGCGTCCACGACGACACGTAGACGCGCTGCCCAGACACGATGTCTGCGTTCACCTGCTGGAGCACCATGTCGCCAGTGCCAGGGTTGGTGCCGGTGACGGTGCCTTGCACGTGACACACGGTGCCGTCAGACGACATGATCTCGTAGTGCCCCGCGGTGCCAGTCGCGTCTGCCGTGAGGTCCTCCCACGTGCCCGAGAGCGAGAGCGCGCCGCCCGAGGACGAGGCCCAGTTGCTCGGCAGCGTCATCGACGCGAGCACCGTGCCTGTGCGTGACGCGGCACAGTTGGTGGGAGGCGCACCCGTGCGGATGCGGAGAATCGGCGAAGTGCCGATGGTGTCCTCGACGGCTTGTGCCATCGCGGTGCGGACAGTGGTGCTGAGCTGAATAGCCATGGTGTCAGTCCTCCGAGTGATCGAGTCCGTTGGCTCGATCGAGTGGCGGCGGCGCGCTCTGCTGCGAGAGCATCGCGCGCATGATGGCGAGCACGACAGAGCCGACAGCACCGATGCCAGTGAGCAGATCGGCTCGCTGCTCTGGAGACGCGAGCGCCCACACTGCCGTCATCGACGCGAGCACGCCGAGCAGTACGACTGCGGTGGGCCACTCGATGCGTGGCACGCGCATCGGGCCACGGGGTGGTGAAGCGTGTATCGTCATCGCCTGTCTCCGTCATGCATGCGCTCTGCGAGCAGCTCTTGCGTGAGTGTCATGTGCCTCCCAGTCGTCTCCCGTCGCGGCGCTCGCGGCGGCGCGGGGATGACACCGCGCGACGACGAGATGGCATCGCGCAGGCCCTCTGCCTCGTCGATGAGCGCGTCGCGTTGTGACTTGAGCTGCCGCACCTCGGCCTCGAGCTCGGCGACGCGCGCCTCGAGCGCACGCACGCGGTCGAGCAGCGACTGCACGAGCGAAGCGCTGGCGTCTGCGCGTCGCCTCAGCACGTATGCGACGGAGTTGATCAACGCCGCGATGGCGAGCGCCACGGCTCCCGCGTCCATCGCGCCGACGCGCGAGAGCAGCTCGAGCACCTCGCTCACGGCCCCTCCGACTCGGACAGCCCGAAGCGCAGAGCGCCAGTCGTGCCCGTCGCCACGTGCGAGAAGTGAGTCCAGTCCGGCGCGAGACGGATGCGCTGCGGCAGAGCGCCAGCGCCGAGGTACAGATGCGGAGTGCCAGCCGCTGGAGTGAGCGACTCACCGGTGCGCGTGTCGCGGTCGGCGAGCGCGACAGACACCGTCGCACCGCCGAAACGGACAGCCGCATCCACAGCCGCGCCGGTGCCAGCGGTGGACTGAAACCATGCGAATCGCCCGCGCATGTCAGCGGGAATCTCGCAGCGCTCCGCAGTCGTCACTGTGCTTCGCGCATGCGGTGTGCCGCGCGACTGATCTGCTTCTCCCCTGATGAGCCGATCTGACATGATTCCTCCTCACTCCGTCTCGTACACGCACCACCCGAACACCTGGAGGGCACCAGTCCCGGCCGTCCTCCTTGCCTCAATCTGCACCGTATCGTAGCCCGCAGTCGGAATGCCGAGCACCTGATCGGGGTCCTCGCATCGAATGTTCACAGCGGCAGTAGAGTACCACGCGGGCGTCGTGGCGGAAAGCGGAACGCTGACCCACGCGCCGGCTCCACCGCTGCCCGTCACCATCCGCCACTGGGAGCTCGTCGATGCATCACTGTTCCGCGCGTAGATGTCCATGCGGCAATGAGTCAGCGGGTTTCTGTCTCGGCGAGGTAGCACTCTCGCCGGAATACGGAGCAGCGCGACTGGAGACGTCGATGTGATGTCGAGCCGCTGTCCGAAGCGCGACAGCAGCACGCCGCGGCGAGTCGGGTAGCTGACTGTGATGTCGTGCGCCAGCCGAGCGACACCCCCGACAGAATCCGCCTGCGCTGTGCTCGAGTCGAGAATCGGGCGGCGCGCGAAGATGGTGTCGAGCGCTATGCCGAGGTCCGGCGAAACGCGATTGAGGTGGGAGCGTGGCAGCTCCCAGCACGCGCACGACTCGATGAACATAGTACCTACTGTCGGTGTCACCGTGATCGTCAGCTCGGTGACGTTCGTTGTGCGTGTCAGCGGCGTAGCGCCCTCGACGACGACAATCGGACGGCGTGCTCCCAGAGCACTGTCTGTGTACGCGCTGCTCACCCACGCCGGATCTGCGCCAGCAGCGACTGACACGGCTGACGCAGTGCCACCAGATGCACGAACCTCGATGGCCCACACACGCGCGATGGCGCGCCCGGACAGCGGCGCTCGGTATCTGAGCGTGACGGCATTCGACGTCTCCAGAGCCACGCGATGCGCGGGCACCACGACGCGGCCGCGCCCGGCCACCCAGTGCAGCAGCCTGGCGAGGTCGTGCCAGTCCGACGCCCGCACGGGCGCGCCTGCGAGGATGCCAGACAGACTCATCTGCGGCCTGTCGATCGGCACTGCACCGTCGCTGTACGCAGTCACGTCCACACCTCCGCGATGTGCAGAGCTACTACCTCAGCGAACGCGCCAATGTCGTCGGAGCGAACGAACACCCCAATCTCCACCTGCGCCGTGATGGCGCTGGACGCTTCGCCGCCAGGCTCCGTCAGCGTGTCAATCGTCCGCATGTACGCTTCGATAGAAGCTGGCGTGAACATGATGTACCCCGGGCCGTCTGGAGTCAGCCAGGCAGGCACGCTGCTCGTGCAAGTGTAGATGACGGCTCTGTCTCCGCTGACAATCTCGGACTCATCGAGCAAAATCGGCATCGCACCTGGGCGCGTGACGAGCACAGCGAACTGCGCCTGGTCTTCCGCTGCACCAGCCATCGCCACTCTGAGCGTGTACGCATTCCGAGCGCCGTCCTGAATCATCGTAGACAGGCGCACCGGGCCGAATGCAGCAATTCGTTCCCACTTCAAGTCTGCCGACACCGTGAGAATGCGATCCTCCGCGTTGCCCTGTGTCAGCGCCAAAACCGGACACGCCCACGACACAAGCACTTGAGCGCATGCCTGATCGGCTGCGTGGAGAGCGTTGTTGGCGATGCCGTCGCGCACGAGCGCCGCACCGAGCGGCTGGCCTTCGAGCGTCCAGTTGATCGACCAGTCTCGCCTACCGTCGCGCGGGTAAGAGCGCGTCATGAGAACACCTTTGCAGCGATTGGAGTCGTGCTCGTAACGATCTCTCCTGCCGTTCCTGCGACGAAGGCAAACATGAGCATGCGAGCGTCATCTTCATACAAAATGCTATGGCGGGGCCCGAGAGTCCACTCGTCGTCATCTGTCCACGACGCGGTAAGCGTGACGCGCACCACCGAGGCCGACACGGACATTAATTCGCCATCTATGCTGACAGCGAATGGAGTATCCGTCTGACGGATCGTCACCGCATCTCCGACGCGGTAGTAGCTCCGAGCGTCAGGCGTCGATGCATACGTCATGTCCAGAGTGAAGTCCCATGTCGTGCCGGACACATGCGACGCAGACGAGATGGGCAGCTCCGGCGCGTAGCCCGCGACAGTCTGCGTACTGATCAGGACCGTGATCGTCGTGCGCCCGGTGCCGAGCTCCGTCTTGTGCGCGGTGACGATGCCGACGGCGTCGATGCCGGACTCGCCATCTTGCCCGACGACAAGCCGCGACGACAGGCGCACTCTGTCACCGATGCGAGCGTCCATGTACCGCGCATCGGTGACGAGCGTCACCGCCATGTACGGAGCGCCCCACATCCCGAACGCAGTCATGGCAATACGCGCCACGTCTGCGCGGCTCAGTCTGCTCCAGTCGTCACCACGGTGCTCATCCTCGCCGAACGCATAGTACGATCCGCTCAGCGTCGAGCGCTGAGCGATCTCGAGCGACACCGGAGTGCGCACGCTGGAAGTCGTCTGCACGTCGCGGAAAGTGAGCATGCGGTCGTCCCACTCACCGGTGCGCGGGTCGTAGCCCACGCGGTAGACGACATGGGAGAGCACTCCGCGCGATGAGCGCTCGACGCTCGGTACGCCGATGATCGCGGAGTCGTCGATGTCCCAGTCCACACCGTCAGTGCCGAGCGCTGGAGACAGCCGCGCCCATCTCAACGCGCCAGTCAGCGAGATTCCCTGATACGCGCCTACAGCACGCAGCTCTGGCTCGACGTACTCGCGCATCTCCGCTTCGTCGAACGCAGCAAACCCGCGTCCCGACGTGATGCGCGTGTTCGCCAGTGTCGTCTCCAGATCGGCAGTCCACGTCACCTCGCCAGGCGCGATGAGTGGCATCGCGCCGGTGTTGGCAAGCGTCGGGCTGTCGTCGCGGATGTTCGCGATGAAGTTCACTACCGTCGCGCCCCGCGCGATGATGCGGCCGACGGTGATCTCGGTAGAGCCCTCAATCCTGACGATGATGGCCGCATGCGTCAGAAGTACCGATCGAGTCGGAAGATCGACAGACTCGACGTAGTAGTTGGCACCAACGTCGGAAGATAGCCAGATGATGTCTCCGGGATTCGGCACGACAGTGCCTGCCAGATAGATGCGCCTGTTGGCTGCGGACTCCCACGCGCCACGCTCTCTGCCGCTGCGATCGAAGAACCCAATCGTCGCGCGAGACGACGGGACCGTCACGTCGGACGTGTACATGGTGTCGGATGATGGCGTCCAAGTTGCCCCCATGATCGCCAATGGAAACCCGTCTCCGTCCCGAAATTGAAGTGGACGCGGCACTCCAGGCAGCACGTACTCGCCAGGAGTATTGGCCAAAATCTCAGCGTAGATGGCCACAGGAGACGACGTTGCGGTGACGTAGACGAGCCGATATCCAGATGGCGTTGGCTGTAGTCGCAGGCTCGCACCCGTCCCGAGACTGATCCCTGCGGCACTCAGCGCCCCGTCAATGAGTGCGTTCGCTGCGTTGCACATCTCACGATTGGACTCGAAAAACCCGACGAGACGCACGACAGCAGAGCGGCCGAGTGCGCCGCTCGGCCCGTAGACGCGAAGCTGCCACGGGCACGCAGGCGTGAAGTGGATGCCACGAATCGAGATTGGCCCCACCAAGTCGCCTCCGACGGGCTGCGACAAAAGGCGTGCGATGGAGTCGATCTGGATCTCAGCAACGCCATCAGTCCACGCGACGTCCGTCGCGCACACGCCACGCCACCGCAGCACCCCGAGCGAGTCGAGCTGCGCGGTGGACACAGGTACCTCGCCGAGGATATACAGGTACGCCCTGCGTCCCTCGACGCCAAGCGGGTAGTCGGTGACCATCGCGTCAGCGAGCCCCTCGCCGTCCGACACGTAGTGCGCCTGAGGGATGGTGTCCCACGCTCCGCGCGTACACCCGGTGAGCGTAGTCGCCGTCTTGCCCGTGTAGCGAATGGCCTCTGTGCCGATGTGCACAACGCCAGACGACGGCAGCCCCGCAGTCGAGTACACATCGAGCGTCGTGGCAGTGGGCGTCGCAGTCGTACGCAGGTACGTGCGTACAGTCGGGCCGCGAAGCAGCGAGCGCGTCACTTCACCGTGACGCGCGCCGGCGAGCCTGCCCATGTCCACGATGCGAGCGGTGATGCCGTCCGCCTCGAGCGTCGCGCGCATCATGTCGGCACTCGCTCCGATCGCGATCTGCGAGACGTCGAGCCCGTGCAGACGCACGCGCCCGTCTGTCAGCGAGCGGGCCATGCGACGATCGGACACGAACTCGGCGGGCCAGCCCTCGATCACGAGGCGTGCGCTGATGCGGCCACGGCCAGTCGCACCGATGCGTGCCAGCGACGAGAGCGTCACCGCTCATCCTCCGTCTCAATGATCGCAATCGTCCCGTCGAGCTCGACAGGCAGCAGCACGCGCTCGCTCCACGTGCCATCAGCGCGCATCGCCTCTACCAGATCAGACTGACGCGCCCTCACCGCGGCCGTCCACTCTGCCTCGTCGCGCGAGTCGCGCGGAGCAGCATCGGGCGGCGCGATGACGGCGAGCGCTCGGCAGCCGTCAGGCGCTCTGATCCCGCCATCGCTGACGGACCACGTCGCTCCGAGTCTACTTGCGAGCTGCTCACGCATCACTTCCTCGCGTTCGTGTAGTTGTACGCGCGCACGATGTCGTCATTCGACAGCGCAGCGCCGCAGATGATCGCTTGCGAGATGCGGCCATTGGAGCCGAACTGGTATGCGTTGGAGCCGTCCGTCATGCGCCCAACCCACCAATTGCCAGAGCGCGACGTGAGCGACGCCGGAATCGTGCCGGTGTACGAAGACACGCTCACTTCGACGCCATCGATCCAGACACGCAGCCGCTGTGCGTTGTTCGCGCCGCTGCCGTCGTACCGCCACGCAACATGCGTCCATGTCGCAGCAGCAAAGGCAGAGTTGCGCTGGCCGAAGTTCGCGCCGTTCTCGATTCCACGTGCGACAGACGCATTCTGATCGAAGCGCCAGTGCTCTGCACCGCTCGCTCCGCGTCCGATGACGGTACCGCGGTAGCCGCTCACTGAGTCTGGGTACACCCACGCCATCGTCGTCAGAGCAGTGAGATTCTCCGTGCTGACACCGGTATCCCACGCAGCAGAGCGCTGGTTGTCGTCGTAGACGTAGAGCGACGGGAGCTTGCTCGGCGTCCACCGACTCACAGTGCTCATCATCATCGAGTAGTGCGGCACGTCAGAACACCCACCAGTTCGTCCCGTCACAGCGCAACGACCAACAGCCATATGCCGCGAGCCCGCTGTCCGGCAGCACGTAGTTGGCCCCCACGCCTTGAATCTGCTCAGAGCCCGCACGCGCGATCGTGATCGCGTTCGAGCCAGTGTGCGTCTTGACGACTTCGTACCGCCTGCCCGCGCGCGCCGCTGGGAGCGTGAGCGTCACGGTGTTGGCCGTGACGAAGACAGTCTCGTCACGCTGATTGAACGTCGCGTTCGCTGACACGCTGCGCGTGGGCGACTGCACGTACGGAACGACAGTGCCGTCCGACAGAATGATGCTCGGCTCGGTGCGCCCTGACACGTCGAGAGCGTAGAGCTTTGCCGTGTCCGGTGAGCTCGACGGAGCCGAGGCGCTCTCCTGCACCGTCCACACTGGCGCGCTCGTAGTAGCGAGAGCGACGACCTGATTTGCTGTCGCTCGTCGCGTCGTGCTGCCCTGCACGACCGCGAGCAAGTCTGATGCACCGACGCTGGATGCCACCGGGAGATCGCTGATCTTCACGCCTGCCATGTCTGCCTCTCAGATGATGATGGTGTCGCCGTTCTCGGCGAGGATGTCGTCGCCGTCCTCCGTGAGCAGCGCGGCGAACGGCTTCGCAACGCCGACGACATACATGCCGACTGGGATACTCTGATGCGCCACGTAGTCCGAGCTGGGCAGCCGAGGGCGCAGAGTAGCAGAGTCGGCGCGCAGATACCCGGCAAGCCACGTGTTGGCGGCCCGAGGATCCTCGACAGCAATCGGCTCGACGGTGCGGCACCGCGCGAACGCGCGCTCCCACGTCCACGCATTCTCGGTTGCGTCTCGGTTCCACACGGCGGACGCTGGCTCCCACGGTGCAACGAAGTCCACCATCAACGGCGCACCCACGGCGCACAGCCCGCGAGTCGTACCGTCAGATGCAATGAGGTCCTCAGCCTCAACGTCGCGCTCGCGCTCCTGCCACTCGGACCACCCGCCGACGGACGCGCTCGTGTAGTGCCAGACGTCGTACGTCGAGGCCCACACGAGCGCAGATGACGCAGCGAGTCCGCCGAGCATACGACGCGCTCCGCGCGACGGAGACGTCAGCGAGATTGCTGTCACCCCACCACCGGCTGCGGTGATCGTGTAGCGGCGAGTCAAGGCGTTGAACGTCACGGTGTATGTCGCGTTGCCCGCCGCATCGAGCGCAGTCTTGAGCGCATCGCTCAGCACGTCGTACTCGAGATCAACCAAGTCCGGCTCGCCCGTCTCCGGGTCGCGGCCCTCGATCGTCCGCAGTGACACGGTGTGCATGTACCGCCCGGACAGCGAAACAATCGTCGGGCCCACGCCGCCAGTCTCGGTGAGAATGAACGAGATGACGCCGCCGGCGCGCTGAGCATCGTAGCCCCACTCGATGCGTCCAGGCATCACGCGCCTCCATAGCGCAACTGCGCTTGTGTGACGGTGCGGCTGATAGAGCGCCCCACTTGTGCGACAGAGCCGGTGACGACGGCCGGGGCGTTCATGTTGACGACGACACTACCGCCAACGCCCCTGTCGGAAGACTCAGGGCCAAGTCGCGGTGTGCTCGACTGCGACGGTGCAGACGCGCCGGACGGCACCGGCACGGCAGCACCGGCAGCGCCGAGCCCGATGCCGAGTGCAATCTTGCCTGCGCCCTCCAGCGCTTTCGTCGCTGCTACGTCAGGACGCAGCGCGCTTGCGCCGACGGCGGTAAGCAGCGCGCCAACGCCCTCTGCCACCATCTGCCCACCGAACTCGATGGAGATGTTCTTGAAGCTCTTCACCATCGCCGCGTCGAACTGCTCTGCCCCACTCACGGAATCGACGAAAGCTGAGTAGAGAGAGCCGCTGATCTTCTGGCCCGCTTGCTGCCATGCGGCAACTTGCTCACGGATGCGCTCCATCTGCTCTTCGTGAGCGCGCACCTGAGCTTCTTTGATCTTCTCGAGCGCCGCAATCTCGGCGTTTGCTGCTGACTCAGCCGCCTCTCTCGCGGCGCGGTCCGCTTCCTCGGCGAGGTCCTTTAGCCTCTCGATCTCCTTCCAGTTGACGCCACTGACGTCTTGCAGTTCGAGCCTGGCCGCCCATCCGACAGCATCGTTGCCGCCGACGGATCTCCGCATCAGCTCGTCGAGCGGATCCTCCCTACGTCCCCTACCGCCTCCGCGCCTCGGTTGCGAGCCAGTGTCTCCTCGCGAGCCAGGCGTCCCGCCTTCGCCGCTACCACGCGATTCAGCGAGCCGCTCGAGATTCTGCGCGTACATTTCGTACAGCGCATCAATGCCGCCCTCCCGGAGAGCCTCTTGTTCTTCTGGGCTCATCAGGAAGGAGACAGGCGCGCCCGAGCGATCTGGCTGTTGACCGGCGGCGCGCCGGAATGCAGCGCGCCGACCCTCTTCGCGATACATCTCTGCACCGAGCAGCATGTCTCGCTCGTCGCGGTAGTCGCCCTGGCGGATGCGATTCGCCTGCTCCAACGCTTGCCTTTGCGACAATGCAGCCGACCATCGCGCAATGTCCGCCGCTGCCTGACGTGCAGCGCGCGCCTGAGCGAAGATCGCATCCGTCATGTCGCGCAGCCGCTCCGTCGATCTGCGCGCCTGATCGTCAAGCCCATCGATGCGCGCAATCAGCGCGTTGAGCGCTGGTATGGCGGACCCAACGATCCCGCCGACTACCTGCCCCTGCGGCCCGAATACCGAGCCAAGCTGCATGCCGAGCGACGCGAATCGAGACATGCGGCCGAGTAGCGAGCCGAGCTCGGAGTCGTTGCCGAAGACATGCGAGAGCTGCCCGAGGCCTCCGGCGAGCGACTGCATCTGCTGGTGCAGCCGCTGTTGCACTTGCTCCGAGCGAGTCGCCACGTCGTTCATCGCGCGTAGTGACTGTTCGGCGCGCGTCACTTTGAACGTCGTGTCGCCGAGCGCGTTGCCAGTCCTCGTCAGCGCTTGCTCGAGCGAGCGCTGATCAGTGACAGCGCGCTCTACGCCATCCACCTCGTAGACGATGCGGATGACACGCTGTGCTCCGGGCGTGTCTGCTTCACCCGCCACGGCTCACCTCACGCGCACGCCGCTCCTGCTCCTGCACATCGGCGCGTGCCGCCTCGAGCGCGATGGCGAACACGCGCACACCCTCGATCAGCCAGTACGGCGGATCGTCACCGAGCAGAGTCGCGAGCTGCCCCTTGTCGTACCACGCCCACGCACTCACCACGGCGACGACCTCGGGATCCGTCCACGCGTACCAAGGGCACTCCGGCGGCTCCACGCCGCACACCGAACGCACCACAGAGAGCGCGCCGATAGCGGCGTTTCCGATCGGATGACGATGCTCGCGACCGAGCGGCCATCGCTCTCCCTCGCACGGGCAGCGATACGACCGTCGAATCTCGCGTCGCAGTGGGCGTGCATCGTGACTGCCTAAGAACCCTCTGGCTCGCTCGCAGTCGGCATTCGCTCGTCCTGGCTCGATGCCGCATGGAGGGAGGCTCGCAGAGCTGCGTCCAGAACGAGAAGCGAGGTAGGCCGCAGCGTGTAGCCTCCCTCGCAATCGGTAGGGAGGATCGATCGCTCGTACACGAGCCCTCCGATCTCGTAGTGATCTGCGATGCCGTACTGATCGGCCTCGTCCTCCGTCATCGCGACATAGCCACGCTCGCTCACACCCTGCGGCGTCCACACTCGATCGGGATGCTCGACGCGGCGCACGCCCGCACGGAAGCAGCGAAACAGACGCTCTGGCTCGCTCGCCGACTCATGCACCCACCGCACAGCGGAGCGCGTCAGCCGCGCACAGTAGAACGCCACCGGCGTCTTGCCCGGCTTGAGCACAAGCCGCTTGTGATCGCGGTGAACAAGCCACTCTTTCGGCGTTGCACCGTCGCTCCAGTCGATCGCCGGATCGTACATCCTGATGTGCTTGTCGAGCTCCATCGTGCCCTCACAGCATGTGCAGTCGGAACGCCGCGTACCGGCGCTCCGTGTTGTCCGCGGCCGCGCTCGCATCGAGTCGCGACTCCACCGTCACCGTCTGTCCGCTGATCTGCGTCTCGCTCGCCGCGCGCTGCACGTCCGTCACCTGCACAGTGGGCAAGGCGATGTAGATGCACGAGCCGCCCGCGTTGCCAATCTGAAGAAACAGCGCGCGCACCTCGCGGTCGTCGCGCGCAGTGATCCACGTCGCGTCCTCGTACGGCACGGTGAACGTCGCGCGCGCGAGCACGCCATCGCGCGGCCGCTGGCGTCGCATGCGGAGAATCGTCTCAGTGCCACCGTACGCAGTGATCGGCTCGTATGCGATGTTGAGCGTGAGCGAGAAGTCCGACGCGTACACCGGCGTGCGAGTCTGGCTGCCGACGGTGGGCACAGTGAGCGCACTGGCGACCACGGCGACGGGCGACCAGTTTGAGATCGATGGTACGTTGATGCCGGAGTGATCTGCGAGCTTCGTCGCGGCGGCTCCCTTCAAATCGAACGTTGCCTTCGCGAGCTGCCCCGGCTTCGCCTCAATCTGCACGCCTCCCTGCATGCCGCGGAACAGAAAGTTGTCCGCAGTCTCGCGGCCCTGCGCGATGAACTGAAGCGACGTGTCGGGATCCTCCGTCGGGAAGAACGTGACGCCGCCGCGCACGCTCTGTCCGACAGTCGGTGCCGCGGAGAACGCCTCCTTGACAGTCACCGCGTCGCCGGCGACAGACAACACCTCGCGCACCTCGAGCGCGCCGTTGACGATGCAGCCAATCGGGCTCGTGGGCGTCCAGCGATCGCCGTGGCCGGCGGTGACATTGACGACAGTCGCAGTCGTACCGGCCTGCACGGTAGTCGCGGTGGCATTCGTGCCAGTGAGCGCGACGCCGCCCATGACAGCGCCGAGGATGCGGCGCAACGCCCACGTAGACGCAGTGGGCTGCGTCTCGTTGCCCACCATGTCCACGCCGTGCGACGCGAGCAGCATCTGGAGCTGGAGTGCCGCAGACCTTTTGCCCACGACTCTGGGCGCGCGCCCGTCGAGCCGCACTTGCGAGAGCATGGGATCGAGCATCTCGCGCGCAGGCGCTCCGACGGAAAAGCCCTCGGTGATCGGAACGTCGATGAATGCCGACGGCGTGCTGCTGTTGTCCACAGCGTACGAGCCAGACGGCTCGACGTAGACGCGCACGGATCGGAGTGCGTTGACTTCGTAGCTCATGTGTCACCCTGCCGTCTGTTCGATTCGGATCTGCGTCGTGTACCGACTCACGTATGACAGCCGACGGTGCTGCCAGTCCTCGCGCTCGAGCTGGTGGCCGAGACACCGATGCAGGCACCCAGACACAATGCCAGTCTCATCTCCACCGGATGTCGTCGCGATGTTGCCCGCTCTCATGAGAGCAGCGCGACATGTCTCGAGCAGCGACAGTGCCTCTGCACGCACACGAGCGCGCTCGTCATCGAGCAGCTCGTGTGCCGTCGTCCACTCCGTCCGCACGCTCAGTTCGAGCACGTGCAGGCGATACGGTGAGTGCTCCCAGGGCCCGTCTGGCGACGGAGAGAACGAGTCCACAGACACCTCGAATCGAGGCCCTGTGAGAGCGCGCGCCGCCTCGTGCTCTGTCGTCGAAGGGTACGCTCGCTCCACGAGCGCGCCGTCCGGCACCGTGCGCACGTCTCCGATGACGCCGAGCAGACACTCGCGGATCGCAGTCAGCGCTGGCAGCAGATCAGCCACGGCGGAACATCCTCGCTACATCTTCCGCGAGACGGTCGGCCCACGCATCGAGCTCCCGCTGCGAGAGGCCAGTCTGGTGAGACGGGAGAATCGGACGGGCTGGCTGACGCGACGAATACCCGACGAAGTACTTCGCGTGACGCGCGCCTCCGCCAGTGCCGACACGCAGAATCGCTTTGTCGCGACTGACGGTGACGTTGATCGAGCGAATCATCTTGCCCGTCAGAATGCCGAGCGTGCCGCCATCAGGCGTACGCACACCCGCTCGCTGACCGGCTCTTCGTACAGTGGTAGTCTTGCGCGGAGCCCACGGGATGCCCTCGGGCGTCTGAGCGCTGGCGGCACTCGCACGCGTCAGCTCGTCGAGCTTCTGCGCGAGAATGAGGAGCTTCCTCTCGGAGTCAGAAATCTCCATCGTCGCACGCATGACGGCATCGCGCGTCTCGCGGATGCCAGTGACGCGCACAGCCATGTCACCACCCACTCATCCGGGCGCGCGAGAACACCTGCGGGCGAGCGCGCTCGCTCGACGACGTGATGTCAGCGTCCGACACGAGCAGTCCACCTGGCGCTCTGCCGGTGACTCTGGACACGCCACTGATCTCGACGCGCCCCTCGCGGATGTCCGCGAGCTCCACGTCGATCGCCCGCAGCTGATCTTCGGGAATCGACAGATCCTGCCGCGCGTAGGCGAGTGCTTTCCACACGCGCGCCGCGAGACTCACGATCTCGCGCGGACAGTCGCTCGCGTCGGCGGCATACACCGACTCCGGCGTCGCGGCAGAGTAGCCGCCGATCACGAGCGCAGAGCGGACTCGCGCAGAAGCATCCTCGATGAGTCGCTGGAGCGTCGCCGACGACCCACCGACGAGAGCACTGACTTTGTCAGAACCGTGCTCTGCTTCGAGGATGCTCTGCGTGATGTAGGCCATCAGCGGCTCTTTTGCTGCTGACGGTCCTCGACGCGCTCGACGCGTCGCAGCGGGCGAATGTCGCGGCCGTGCAGCTCGCGGAAGACCGCGGGCAGGCTCAGCGGGTAGCGCGGAAGCGAAGTGTCGGGCACGTGCTCGCCGGCACGCTTGCGCCGGATCATCGCCTCGTACGCAGCGAGACGCTGCTCCGCCGCGCGCACGAGTGCGGCGTCCTCGACCTCGGCGAGGAACAGCCCGACTTCTGACTCCCACACGTCGATCACGCTCGCGCCCTCGGTGACGAGGAACGAGCCGATGACGTGATTCGACGTGATGCTCTCGACTGCGAGGCGCACCTTAGGCTCGTTGCGCGCCGCCTGCGGCGACAGCGCGCGAGCGATGGTGGCGATCTGTGCGCTGGTGTTCATCACAGGATCCCCGCGTACGCCACTTGCCAGACACCCGCACCGAACACGATGTCGAACTCCACCGAGTAGCGGAACTCATCGAGATCGAAGCGAGCAGGGCTGTCCATCGAGTCGAGCGTGACGGCCTCGGGCGCGCGGAACTCGTAGCCGACGATCGGGCTCGCGCCACGACTCGTGTCCACGAGATACCAGTAGTCGTCCTGCACGCTTCCGAGCGGCATGCGCGGATCGACGACGACGTTGACCGAGCCGCCGGAGAACACCTGCACGCCGCGGAAGTTGGGCAGCGACGTCGCAGCGATGCGAGTGCCGCTCTCCTCACCGCTGCTGTTGACCGCGGCGACACGCTCAGTCGAGCCCGTGATCTCTCGCGCCACTGCGGCGAGCTTCGGCCCGACGATCAGCGTGTCGTACGAGATCATGAGCGGCTGACCGTTCGCATCACGCAGCGACGCGCCAGTCTGCATCGCAGACTCGAACGTCGCGAGCGAGAGAGCAGACGTCGTCGTGTTGCTCTGGTTGCCGCCGCCCGGCCCGCGCGGATGCGCCGAAGAGAACAGCGGCACACCGTCGTACCCAGTCGGGTTCGAGAAGAGCACGCTGTGCGCCTCGGCGTCGTACATGTACGCAGTGTCGCTGAGGAACGACGCGATGCGACGGCCGACGATGCCAGTGCGGTCCGTCTGTAGATCGAGGCGCTTGATGCGGAACGACGCCTCGAAGCTCTTGAGCGTGAGCGTGTGAGCCGCCGCCTGCACGTCGTTGTACTGCTTCGCTCCGACCCACTCGCGCGCGACGGGCATCGCCTCAAGCACGTCGTGCTCGACGATCTTGGAGTCAGTCGGGAAGACGCTGGTGAACGTCTGGTACACGCCGGGAGGGCGTCCAGCGCCGAAGATTTCCGCGGCGAGCTCGCGGAAAGTCGTGGACGCGTTTTCGATGATGCTGCGATCGGTGACTGCCATGTTCAGCTTCCTTTCAAGTGATCAGCGATCAGCAGATCACACGAACTCACAGATGCGGACCCAGCCGCCAGCGACACCGTCGATCGTCTCGAGCTGCACGAGGATGCCGATGGGAATGTCGTTAACCGCGACGGCCGCAGTGGCGATCGTCTCGTCGTCGAAGATGCACACGTTCGTGCCAATCGACGCCTTCGTAAAGGCACCATGAGAACGGAACCACTCCTCGTGGCCGTACTCGATCTTCACGAACTTTGTGGTGTTCGACGCGCCCGAAGTGACAGCCTCCGTCGCGACGCCCATCGCGGCGCTCGACGCGACGTCAGCTCCGACCACCGGATCACCAGCCGCGTTGCGCATGATGATCGCGCCCTCGTAGACAGTCTGCGAGTCAGCGAGGAGCACAGTGGCAGTCTTCATGCCGCCGAGGTTGCGCGTCCGACGACGCTTGTCTGCTGAGAGTGCCATGCTTCACACCACCTTCCTCACGCGGCGCGCCGCGATCTTCTGCTTGATCTTTGCTTCGCTCATCCCACCAGCGCGGAGCTGCATCGCGAGATGCGCCTCGGCCTCGTCCATCACCATCTCGGCACGAGCATCGACACGCTCCGGGCTCTCGCCAGGCTGCACAACACGGCGAGTGCGCGCAGGGATGCTCGCCAGCGCAGTCTGCGCTGCCTCGAGCGAGCCGCGAGCGACAGCGAGCCACCGCTCGCGACTCGACGGTGCGATGCGCCCCTCCGCGATGGCGGCATCCACGACACGAGCGCACGCAGCCTCGCGCTTCGCCTCGAGCTTCTCCTCGTCTTCGCTCTCTGCGATTCGTGCGCTCATCTCTTCCGCCGCAGCCTCGGCCGCGGCGAGCTTTGCGCGCACCTCCTCGAGCTGCTGCTCGAGCTCCGCGATGCGCGCGAGCGCCTGCTCCAAAGTCATGCCCTCGCCATCGTTCGGCGTTTCTTCGTCCATGTCTCTCTCCTGCGCGAGCCTCGCCCGCGTGTACCCACGACACACACGCCTCCGCGAGACGGTGGCAACCGCCTGCATCGGCAACATCCCTCGAATCTTCGGCGTGTTCGTCAGTGCGTGCGTGATGAGATGCGCACTGCCGGCGACGTACTCGCCACTCTCTGCGTCCACCTCGTAGTCGGCGTCGATCGACGAGTACGCCAGTGTCCCATCCTCAATTGCCTGCGCGACAGCGGGGAGCACCTCGGCCTCGAGGAACAAATGGCCGTCAACGACTGCCGCTCTGTGCGCCCAACCGACTGCGCGATCCGCAGCCGTCTCGTGAGCGACAGAGCCTGGCAGCCCACCGTCGATCGGGATGCTCACAGCCTCGCTGTTGAGGTTCGCCGCGAGATCACGAATGAACTGCTCCGACACCGGCGAGCCGTCGTCCATCTGCGGCACGGCAGCGGGAATCCACCGGCGCACACCGTCGCGCATGATGCGCGGCTTCGGCGGTACATCCGCGACAGCGGCATCGAGAGTCGCAGTGCTGATCATGGAGTCGCCTCTACTGCACGCTGCACGAACGACTTGCCCACCTCACCCATGATCGAATCAGCTTGCGACGCGATCGTGGGGAACGATGCAGCGATGATCTGCACGCCAGTCTCGCGAGGCAGTCGGCCAGCCGCCACCTCGCCGATGATCTGAATGAGGCTCGCAATCTGCGCGCCGTTAAGCGCGGTGTCGGCGACTGGCTGCTCGCTGCCAACGGCCTCAGGATCGACAGGACTCTTGCCCGCGACGTAGTCTCGCCACGACTGCGCGCCGAGGATGCCACCGACGGGCTCACGTCCCATCGACGAGCGCACTTCGTCGACCGTCATCGAGAGCACGCCCACAGGATCGAGCGCCTGTCTGCGCGCGGCGATCGACCATCGCAGTCGCGGGATCGGCGGGATGATGCCACCCCACCTATCAGCATTGAGCCGAACCGCTGGGCCGATGAGATCACGCTCCCACGTCATCGCGAGAGCGCGCTCGTCCTTGAGCACGCGCGCATCGACAGTCGCACCCTTGCGTGTCTCGACTGCCGCATACGCGCCGACACGCGTTGGCTCGGCGAGATCCGTCATGCCGAGCAGCGCTTTCGCGATCCCGCGATTGCATTCGTTGACGAGATTCGACCAGACGTTGCCGTCTTTAGCCGTCGTCTCGAGCAGCTGGAGCTGCATGCCCTCGTCGAGCACGCCAGCGTGATCTTGCGACAAGTCCTCGAGGAACTGACGCGCAGTCGCGCGCGCAGTCGCATCTGACGAGCGCGGAACAGTCGCGACACGCAGAGGCCAAGCGAACGACTCAGCGCCAGCGACCCAGAACTGCATCGCCCAGCTCTTGATCAAGAAGAGCCACATCACGGCACGGAACACGCCGCCAGTCGGATAGCCTGGCAGCGCGCGCGGCTCGTGACAAACGAAGCGATCGGGCTCGAGCTCGTAGCCGGACGACAACACTGGCAGATCGCCGCCCATGTCCATGATGCGCGGCCGCCAGTCCGCCGAGTAGCAGAATCGGCGCAGATGAAGCCACTGGAGCGCAGTCGGCACAAGTCCCGCGTCGGTCACGGACCAGATGATCTCGTGCACGGCGAGGCCGCGACCGATGCCGTCGAGACTCTCGTGCGCGTACTGCGCGACAGGCATCGCACGCAGCCACGAGTCCACCCACCGCGCGCACTCGTCCGCGAGAGCATCGCGGGCAGGATCGCCAGTCGGCACGCCTGGCTCAACGACCACCTCCGCGCCAGAGATCACCGACAGTCGAGACTCGTACGTCGCGAGGATGTCGGGATCACGCTGGATCATCCGATCGACGAGATCGGCCCAATTTGTGAGCTGTCCGCGCTCGAGCTCAGCCTGAATTTGCGCGAGCTGCTCCGGCTGAATCTGCGCGTAGCGCGTGGCCATCGGCCCGCGATCGCGGCGAGACGACGAGATGGCTCGGCCACTCGTACTCTGCACGACGCGCAGTCCGACTGACGACACGCGGAAAGTAGAGCACGCAAAAATCGAGTGCGGCAATGCGACGCTACAGCGTGCTACAATGCGCTACATGCGGGGCAAGTACCTCACGATCAAGCAACTCGCGGCGGAGCTCGACGTGCATCGAGTGACGGTGTCGCGGTGGATCTCGCGCGGCGAGCTCCGCGTCGTACGCATCGGCGGAATCGTGCGCATCCCCGAAAGCGAGAGAGTGCGACTCACGACGCCACACGCGGCGCGGCGAGGGCGTGACTACGTGTAGAGCCCACGACGTCCGGCTCGGTAGAGCGACGCGACGGGGCGGATCTCTCTGCGCTGCTCCGGTGTGTGCTGCGCTTGCGCGTACACGGGACCCGCGGATATCTCGTCATACGCGGCGGCGAGAGCATCGACGAGATCGTCCGAGTCACCGTCGAGGCCAGTGAATCGCGCGAGCTGACGGGCCAGCTCGTCTGCGTGGCGCAACGTGCGCAGGATACGCAGTCTGCCGCTGTTCACCGCGGCGGCTAGCGGCTGGGCGCGTCCCCACTTGTCGTCTGTCGCCTTGTGCTGCGTGATGTACGCTGGAAACGTGTGATGCGTCGCGAGCAGATCGACGAGAGCGCTCTCCGCGCCGCCGGCGTACATGCGAAGTGGTGCGCCGTGCCACCGACGTTGCAGCGAGTGCAGACGGCGCGCAAAACCCAGCTCGAGCTGCCCGTCTTCGCCCGTGCGGTCGGTGAGCAGCTCGCGCGCGTACTCGATGTCCACGACATAGATGATGCCGTTCGGGTCACGAGCGAGCATGACGGCCGCCTGGCGATCGGAGCGCGACTTCGCCGTGCGCGCGAGATCGACGCCGCCCGCGTACACTGCATCCGTCGGCGCATCACTCGCCCACGTGATCGCTCCGAATAGAGCGCCTCCCTTGGGCCGCGGAGAGCCCTGATAGAGCGACGCCCACGCGTACGGCCCGAGCCTCGACTCGATGGTGCGCAGTCTCTCGAGGCTCCACATGCGCGGCGCGAGCGCGCTCCCGTCGGGCCGTATGGCAGGTAGGTTGATCAGCTGGAACGGGCGCGGGCCGTCTTCAGTGCGCCTTGTCATGACGCCGATCAGATCGTCCTCGTGCCATCGCGTGTGCACGATGACGTGAGACGTGCCACGCGGCAGCTGCCGAGTGTAGATGTCGTCGCGATATCCGGTGTTGACAGTGTCGCGCTCGAGCGGAGACTCGGCGCTTTTGCGCGATCGGTGTGGATCGTCAACGATGATGACGTCGAACCCATCACCCGTCGGCGGGCCGGTAATGCCGCACGCTTTCACCGAACCGCCGCCCGCAGTCGTCCACTCGCTCGACGTCTGCACCTCGCCCATCGCGATTCCGACCTTGCGCGCGAGCGCGCGCATCGCTCGCGTCTGCTTGATCGCCATGCGCGAGCCGAAGGAGCAATAGAGCACCTTCAGATCGGGCCGCTGGGCGAGCAGCCACACGATCCAGTGCACGATCGTCGTCGTCTTGCCGTGACGCGGCGGGACTGACACGCACACCTCGATCGACTCGCCGCGTGCCACGCGCTCGAGCTCGCGGATGAGAGGCTCGAGGTGGGCGGGATCCTCGAGGTGCCTAGAGACTGTCGGGATCCACTCCCTCAGTGGAGGCAGCCTGCGAGCCAGTGCCTCCGGTCGTCCCGCCCTCGCTGCGCGATCGCGCTGCTGACGAGCGCCGTCTGCCTGACGACGAATCCGCTGCACTCTGCTGATCGTCGCCAGCGTCATGCGGGATCAGCGCTCGGTGACTCGTGATCTCCCCGCCCGCAATCCCCATGATCGACGCAATCGTCTCTGCCGGCAGCTCCGACAGCCTCGACCTCAGCTCCTCCGCACACGCCTCCACCAGCAGCTCGAGCTTCGCCACCCACTTTCGAGACACCACTCTTCGCCCGATTCGCACTCTGCCGTCTGCCCTCATCGTTGCATCTCCTCGCGCTCTCCGCGCCACGCGCGCCCTCGAGCAGAGCGCGCAGTGGAATGCCAGTCTCGCGGTGCACGCGCAGCGCATTGCGCCCGGCGAGCGGCTCGCCCATCACCGCGCGCTGCACAGTCCGTCGCCCGATGCCCGCCCGCGCGGCGAGCTGCTCCTGCGTGACACCTCGCGACGACAGCCACGCTTGCAGTTCAGTGGGGCGTAACCGTGGTTCACACCCTCGGCACACGGCGGTTTTTGACCGTCGACGGCAGTACACACAGTGCATGCGACAGGCTAGCACACTTGTGCCACGGTGCGCCAGTCGTGGCGCAGGATCGCCAAATTTCCCGGAGGAGGGCGCCCTCGCCGCCGGAAGT